GGATGTGACAAACGCGACTGGTCAACATACATGTACGCACTCGCTGATTATCTCAAAACCTTTAAATGTTACGCTTTCGGACTCGCACCTGCAGTCATCGCAAAACGCATTGCTGAAATGTGTTCCAATGCGAATTTTGTAAACCTCTCCGACTATAGCACATACGACGGCACTGTAGGTGAGGCTCAACGATTTTTGGAAAGCCACTTAATGCTAGAATTGTTCAATGAAATTTACCATGATGAAATCTTGGAGTTGGAGCCAACTCAGATGAACCAACCTGCTTCTTTGCGTGGTAAAGTCAAGTATCGCACACTCTTTGAACGATTATCCGGCAGCCCTGAAACGTCTGTTTTTAATACGATTGGCAACATGTTTTGTGTTTATGTCGCTTTTCGCATTCAAGGATATGACACGGTTGAGGCTTTCAAAATGATGCTGGATGGCATGTATGGTGGTGACGACGGGTGTGAGCCTGAACTCATCACTGAACATTTTCTCGACGCATGTAATATGATCGGACTTAAGGCTAAGTCTGTAACCGTAAGCCGTGGCGAGTTCGGGATTAATTTCCTTGGACGCGTCTACGGTCCCCACGTATGGAACAACGATCCTAACAACTGCGCCGACTTGCCACGTCAACTGTCAAAACTACACACCTGCACTGTCAAACCTGACAACATTACTTCTGTTCAAGTAGCTACCGAGAAATTCACTAGTTACTTTGCCACTGATCAACACACCCCAATCATCGGCCAATTAGCATCCATGGTAGTTAGAAATGGAACTGCGATTGGTGAGGCATCCACTTTTATTCCCAACTCTACAATGGCGAGATTGACAACAATACAGCCACATTGGTTTTTGAGAATCGTCATGCGGACTGGATGCTCGAGTATGCCAAGAGAGCCCTACCTGATTTCAATTTCGAGACTTTCTACCAATGGGTCGTGGACAATATCGACGGTGATGTTAATAACGTTATTAACCACCCTGATTTTTGTGCACGTAGCGTTTTGCCCATTAATACGACTACTACCACGGTGTATACTGATGAGGAGACCCTCCCTGCCAAGGCTCCAGTGGGCAACAATTCAATGAAACAAGTGCAAAAACAACTCCAACCTAGATCTCCCACTCCATATCCAACTGGTCCACCCATTATTAGCAAGCCCAAACCTTTGGTTCAGCCTGCTTATGTGGACACAAGTCGACCTGAGACTTATCCAGAAAACTGGACGAGACCCTTCGACTTCGATTCAGACACAATGGAAGACCTTACAACTAAGATTAATGATATTGCATTAGTCCCAAAACAACAAAAGCAGAGTAAACATTCAGCACGAAACAAACGTACCGCT